TCTAATACCACCAAGCATCTGTACTATCGCATCAGTATTAACTTTCATAAGTTGAACTTCAGCCCAACCACTATCTCTATTTGTTTCACCATCAGGGCCTTCTTTGACAGCGTCAACAATAGTACCTAGTCCAACTCTCTTGTCTCTGATAAGTACTTTATTAAACTTTTTTAATTTCTTAGCTTCTTTGTTTGATCTCTTAGCTCTTTCACCACTCTCGGTAAACTTCTCACCGATCTTCGCAGTAAACAAACCAGATTTAACTCTTCGTTTGAAGTCTTCTCCAGGATCAATGAATTGAGCATCTTGTTGTACATTGCCTCCAGCCGAGACAGTAAGCTGCTGTTTTTGATACGCCTGATTCTCAAGATTCTGACGGACTTGTGCCATATTCATCTGCCTCAATGAAGCAGAAATCTCGTTTAATAAACCTATATTATCTTTAGCCATTGTTCTTTTTATTTTCCTCGTTTGCTTTCCTTACATAATCCTCTACAAGAGAAATATATATTTCCCTTTCCCACGGTATCATATCATCAAGAGCGTTTAACGAAAAACTATGTTCATGCATCAGTGCAAAATTATTTTCGTAATAATTCGCAATGCTAGTGTGGGAAAGGGCTACTGAAAAAAATCAGATAAACCTTTTAACTCTATCTTGTTATCTTTCTTACAAGACACACACTTAAACTCTAAGACATAACTCAATTCTGGTGCTTTTGAAACCTTTTCAAGTAAAGCATTAAATTGGTCAGAACCTAAACTCTCAACAAATTCTACTAATTCTTTCTTTGAAGAATCACTAGCAGCAAATGTTTCTTCACCACTATAGATTGTTCCAATACTTCTGGCAACCATATTAATTAATGTATCGGTACCAGTTTTCATATCAGCTTCAGTTAATTTATTTTTCATAGTTGGCCACTGAATATCAACTGATATATCATCTGTTATCTTAACATGCATATCAACATCTTCTTCAAGGCCTTTAACTATTACTTTAGCTAAATCAATTTTAAGATCTTTATTCACTTCCTCACAATGTTCACAAGGTGGGTCTACTTTAATACCTTCACCTACCGACTTTGCTCTTAAGTTTACAAACATAAACTCAATATCAAATGTTGTCATAGACTTCATATTAATTGGTGATTCTACACACGAACTAATAATATCCATAACAGCAGTTTCAATACCTTCATCACTTTGAGATTCCATTGCTATTAACAATACCTTCTCTTCTTTGACCACGTATGGTCTATACTTAATACTTTCGCCTGTTGAGGGCACAATCATATCATACTTTGGGGTTGCAATTTTTGGCAACATATCAATTTACTCCATATTAAAAATTAAAACAATCTCTTAAACGTATCTAACGTATCTCTTCCTATTCCTAGCATGTGATTAGCTACTTCTGAAAAGCCATCCACTACTCCCACGCTCCTGTAATTATCGTATTCAAATGTAACACTTACTTCTAATAAACCTTCACCTTCAGAACTTAATTCAATAGCTCCTACCTGTATAGGATATGCATTCTGCAATATGAGTGAATATCCTGGAACAATATCATTGCCTGAAGATAATTGTTGTATAGTTACATCTGTACAATATTCATTCTTATAAAATGTTTTATAATGTTTTGATGTTGTATCTACAATCATCTCTTGCCACATATCAAAATACTTTCTTATATAATAATCATTCGTTAACATGAAATTCATGGTTACTTCATCTGCTATTGCACCATATGGTTTCTTTGACATATGATGATTATGTGCGGCTTCAGTTGTAGATATTCTTTTTCCAGGTAATGTTACTGATCTACACAGTATAAACATATCTCTTGGATCACTAATAAAATCTCCGGCATTAACACCATCACCCGATATTAAATTACTTAATAGCGTGGCTGGATTAAATTGTAATAAGCTATTCATACTCTTTGAAGGATGAGTAATATATACACCAAATCTATTTGGCCGTGCTATACCACCACGACGATTGATCGTTGACTTCATTGAATCTATGCTTACTGGTAATGACATTAGTATTGTCCCTTAGAATCTGCCCAAACTTTACCAGCGCTAGCCTTCTTAAAGTTTGATGTTTGTAAAAATATTGCTATATTCCATTCCGCTGCATTGACCTTCATAATATTTGAAGTTACGTTAGTTGACAGATAATGTTTAAAGCACGGTTTAAAGTATTTATAATTCTTTGTTGCCATTAGCAACTTATAAGTTATCTTAAATCTAGTTGTTGCATTAAACTTTTGATTAGATGCAACATCACCTAATTTATCTAAGAAGATAGCACGAACTTTAGGCGGTAGGTAATGTAGGTTTATAGCATGAAATCCGCCCTTTGCAGGACCAACAACAATAGCTAATGGAAATGTATCGTAGTATGGTAACGTTTGCTTTAGCTTAGGATTATATGTGTACATAACCATATCACCTGGAGAAGCTCCAGCCTGTTTTCTTAAGCCATCATCACCTAAAATGCTAGGACCTAACTTACCAAGCTTCTTCACATTCTTTGAAAACCAATCATTAGCTTCTTTACTTCTTGCTACTAATCCTTTCTTGAATGCTTCTGCTTCTAACTTATCGAATAAACTAGCCACTAAATGTCTCCATTAATTGAGGTCCGAATACTACCATAATATATGCTATGATACCAAGAGCAGCTATGCCTCCCAGCAAAAACTTTATTTTAAAATCATCTACCACCATTTTGAATCCTATTATTTCATTCCCTAATATTCTTAGAGATAATTCTAATTTGCCGTCATTTTGTTCTTCTTCATTCATAACTATATTTATAACCTTTTCTTCAGTGTCTTCCATATTCTTTTGCCAGTCTTTGTCTTGCTAGCTTTCATCTTCATACTCATGGTACGTATACCCATAGCTTCTAATTCATTCTCAGTCCATATTTGAAATTCATATCCACGTTCCTCACAAAACTTATTAGCATACTTCCACTTAGATGTATTCTTCATATAGGTTAATGCTTCATTAAGCTTTTTCTTTTTAGGTGGTTGTGTTTGTGCTGATGGTTTGATCTCGACTAATAGAGTACGGCCTGAAGTTGTTCTTATAGTGAGGTCAACAAAGTATCTGTGAGGCTTATTGTCTGTTGCACATATATAACCTATAACAGTTTCTTCAGAGTTCCACCACTTGACCCATGATGCAGTGTCCATATATCTAAATGCATTGCGTTCCCATAGGGATCTATATTTTATTTTGTTAGCATCACCTTTATACTTAGCAAGGTTCTTTGGCTTCCATGATCCAGAATATGTTTTTTTCATGTAAGTATTTATACAAACCCGTATAAATAAGTATTATACAAACAAAGGAACCATTATGAGCACACCAGATGATTTAGCCCACCTAGAAAAAATAGGAATAAGTACAGATACCGTTGGCTGGGAAATGCGATTTGGTCAAGACCACTGGAAATATCCAGAGACTGTTGGTAATGATACTTCAATGGATGATGTAAACTTTAATAGTCATGACTCAAGTGCATATGCTAAACAGCGTATGGATAAAATATCTGAAACTACGCATGAACCATTTATGCTTTTTGAGATGATGTCTATAGATGAAGCTGCAGCACAAGCTAAACTTAAGCACCAGGTTGAGTTAACTAAAACTTTTACCGGCTTATTTACAGGTGCGGGTACTTCAGAGAATGAAACAGCTGAAGGCGTTGACTTAATTGAGGGAGTTAAAGAAATTGCTACCAATGTAAAAAACACGATAACACAGTTTATAAGAGAGTCTAGTACACCAGCTGAAAGAAATTATACAGGTTCAATTGCATTATATATGCCTACTGATATTCAAATAAATGATTCAATGGTTTATAATGAAGATACCAGAAAATTAGGAGCTGCCTTAAATGCTATGGCAGGTGCTGATGGAGATAATTCAGAGTTGATGAACTGGGTAACAATGACTGATCCAGCTGTTCTTGCTGGAATGGGTGCTGCCGCTGGTATTATTCCAGGAATTCCTGCTGCACTTACTGCTGTAATTACCGGTAGCTTAGGTACTCTTGTTCAAACAGAAATGCAAAGACATGTTGGTAAAGTTATGAATCCAAATGAACTTGCAAGATATTCATCAACCGCATTAAGAACGTTTACATTTAATTGGACAATGTTACCAGATAATGAAAATGAATCTAATCACGTTGCAGGCCTTATTAAATTTTTTAGAAGATCTTCTCATGCTAAAGCAACAAGTTCCACATTAGTAACAGTACCGGATCATGTTATAACTTCATTTCATGGAGCTAAAGATATGATACAATTACCACCATGTTTTATTGAGAGCGTTAATGTTACATATAATCCAAATAATTCTTCGTTCTTTAGAAGAAATAATTCACCAGTTGAAGTTGGATTAAGTGTAGCACTTAAAGAAATAGTTCCAATATATGCTGACGATGTAGATAAGGGGTTATAATATGTATTTTGCAAATATAAAAAACGCAGCAATTGATGTAGATGGATCTGGTAATGTAGATCTATTAAAAAATCTAACAGCTAAAGCTAAAGTATCAGATGATCTTATTAATAACGCAGGTTATTATCAGACAGTAACTATCATAGATGGTGAGCGACCTGATCTTTTAAGTAAAAGATTATATGGTACTGAGCTGTTTCATTGGACATTCTTATTAGTTAATCCACAAATAAAAAATATATGGGATGACTGGCCGATGTCTTCTAGTCAGCTTATAGAATACTGTACAAATAAATATCAATACCTTGCTGCCGATACTAGCACTGACCTTGTTAATAAATTTCTTATTGGTGAAACAGTAACAGGTTCTATATCTGGTGCAACAGGTATTTTAAAAGAAATACATGTCAATATGGGTTATGTTGTTATAGAAAAAACTTTAGGTACATTTACTGAGACTGGCGAAACTATTACTGGTCTTACTTCTACATCTTCAGCGGTAGCTAATTTTATTAAGTCACAGGCTTATGCACCTCATCACCATATTGATGATTCAACTAAAGCATGGGTAAAGCGTCGCGCGAGTGGAACAAGTGCTTATTCTTATATTGATTATGAATCAGCTGTAACTGAACAGAACAGAGCTATTAAATGTATTAAGCCATTACATATTAGAAGTGTGGCTAATCAATTTATTGCTGAAATGTCCTCAACTGTAATTGCATAATGATAAATCTTCAAAGTCTAAAAGTTACAGTACAGAATGTTGATATAGCTCCAATGGTTTTGAGCTTAACTATGTTTGAAACTATAAAAGGTAATGTAAGAGGAAGCCTATCTGTACAAGACAATGTAAATTTTATGGATAATTTTATACCATCTAGTTCTCATGCTCCTATTCAAATTCAATGGCAATATGAAAGTTACATGTTTACTAATGAATTTTATATTGATGGTATTGAAAAAATGGAAATAGTAAAAACTGGTAAAAAATATCAAATTCATTTCCTTGCTTATACCACTATGAATTCACAATTAAAAAAAATAAACGGATCCTATTCTGGTAGAGGCGATGAAATTATTCATCAAATTTTTAGAGAAACAAATCCAGTTTTAAAAAATGCAACATTATTTAGAGATTCAAGATCTATTACAAAGGGTAGATACGTTGTACCTAATATCAAAGCTGTAGAAGCTTTAACCAATGTAGTCAATTCTTGTTATGATAATGAGAAAACACCATTAATGATGTATCAAAGAGTTGCTGATGAAGGAGCTACAAGATTAACTTCATTAGGTGACATGGATAAAAACGAATTTGGTATAACAGAGACAACTGGTTTTTACAGCAACACCACAACATTTACACTAAAAGCTTCATTGGCTGGAGCAGGTGAAGCAGATGGTATAGATGTAAGAGATGAAATAGGAACTGTCGGTCAATTTGTTATGGATGAGTTTAATACTAATTATACAGCTAAGCTTGCTAGTGGATTTTATGGTTCTAAAATTCAACAGATAGGTTTAGATGAAACATCAACTAAAGATCTACCAACTGCAGAACTTACCGATGTAGCTTTAACATCGTTTAAGTTACAAAATAGTTTGTATGATGATGATGTAAAATCAGTATTTAGTACGGTGTGTGAACCTGAAGCTCATGCAGCATACAATCAGAAAAGAAGAATATTCAATATGAGAATGAGTGCAATGGGAACTGTTGCTGTTCCAGGCCTTAGCTGCGGTTTTAGTATAGCTACAGATTCTGGTGGAAGTAATAGAAGTAGCTCAAAAACAGATGCTAAGTATATAATTGCAAGTATACAACACAGGTTTGTAATGGACGATGGTAAATTTGCATATGCTCAAGATATATCGTTAATACGAGATGGAACAGGAGACGTATAATGTATTTTGGAAAAGTAATAAATGTTAATGATAAGCTAAAGCTTGGAAGAGTTAAAGTAAGAGTATTTGATCTTCATGATAATATAAAAGAAGAAGATATGTCATGGTCTCAAGTTATGATGCCTGGAGATACTCCAGCCATAAATGGTACAGGTAGTTCTGTAAATTTAGCAATAGGCTCATTAGTTTGTGGCACATTTCTAGATTCATACATGCAAGAATTTATGGTCATGGGAACTCTTCCTACAAAGACGGGTGGCGTAGAAGATAACAATGTAAGAGTAAGAGCTGAAGCTGATCCGAATACAAAAGACCCTGTTGGTTTATATCAACCACCTAGTACATATGCTCCAGTGTATCCATACAATAATGTTATGGAAACAGAGAGTGGCCATTGTAAAGAATATGATGATACTCCTGGCAATGAGCGTATAACGGAAAGACATAAGAGTGGAACAAGATACGAGATAGATCCAAATGGTACAAAGAATGAAACTATTGCAAGAGATAACTATCAATTAGTATTAGGTCATGATACGCTTGAAGTACATGGTAATGTTAAAATTATTGTAAGCGGTGATGCAGATATTGCTGTAGCAGGTAATATTATAACAACAGTTGGTGGTTATATGACAGCTAACGTTAAAGGTTATATAGATGCCACATCTACTGAAGGAAATATAACTACTACATCTACTGAAGGAGATATAACAGTAACAACAACTGATACGACTAAGAAGATAACATTGGCTGGTAATGTAGACATCACTGAAAATTTAA